CTAGCATGATTTTGCACCGTATTTAATTTTAATTGCTTCACGTTCTTTGTTAGTGAAAAGCCCTTCTCGAACGTGTTTTCCTTGTGCGACCTTAAAAACGTCAACCCAAGTCGGTTCATTCGCATGTGCTTTGATTTCCTCACGTTTAAGTTCGGCGAATTCGCCTACTACAACACGAATAACCTCACCTTGTTTATTCCAATAACATTTAAAATTCGCATAATCTTCAATTGCTGTTGTAGCAGGAATGCGCAATATATTTAATTCCTCTTGAGTTAATTCATCATATGTTTTAACCGCCTGTGTGATTATACCATTCTTTGCTACTTGTTTAATTTCCATTTCTTTACTCCTTTTCTGCTCCATATAAACGCTCCATTCCTTGGCGTGTAACTAGCCAAGTGCCTTTAGATTTTCTACACTCATCATCAGTAAGCCGTGGTGGTAACCCCTTTTGACCAGTGCAAGCATGTTTTACTGTAGCAGGGCTTATATTCCATCGCTCCGCAGCTTCTGTTGATGTCATTACATCTTCAAATTTCATTACTTACTCCATTCAAGCAATGCAAGCATTGCTAATATTACTACTACTATTATCCAATTAAATCCATTTAGATACATATTAAATAGCAGTAAAATTATTACTGCTATTTGTATTAAATTCTTTCTTATCATAATAATTCGTGATAGAATTCTAGATGAGAGGGAGGGGCCTAAGCCCCTCGGCTCTACTTTTTGCGGAAGAAGTCGTTCCACTCATTAATTAGCTTTAGCACCACTAGCACAGTACTTGCTAAAAGCGTTACGAGTGAGGCGACTTCTTTTATTGCATCTAGAAACTCTTTCACTTTCTCACCTCCTTTCTCCTCATGTATTTATTATATACCAAATTCGGTATATCGTCAATAAAAAATTGCAATCCAATCAAAGAAGTTTACAAGTAACTGCTAAATAAATGCAAATAAAAAAGAGCCTACAAACTTAGATATTATCTAGGTCTGTAGGCTTTTAGTATTTTTAAATGTGCTAATATCTCGAGTACAGCGTTAAATAAATCATGTGCAAAATTTTGAGATTTTGTGCATGAAACAGCTTTAACTAAATTTATTGTTCAAAATCGTGATTTTTAAAACTTATTTGGCAGCCACATATACAAGCCCTAACCCTAAGGCGATATTCAGTAATGTACTATTCCGCTGTTTGGCCTTCATTTTGGCGAGTTCGTTCTTCTGCTCGTTCAAGTATACTTCGGCTTTCGCTAATGATAGTCTTTGCTCGGTTAGCATCCTCTCTTGCTCTTGCAGCGAGTTCTTGGCTTGTTGCAATTCCTTCTTCTGTTCGTTGATTAGCTTCAATGCTTCGAGCAACTGCGTATTCGATTTGCTCGTTGACAGCTTCACTATTTGTAATTGCATCTCTAGCTCGTTGATTGTATTCAATTGATTGTTGATTGTACTCTCCAGCTCGTTCAAGTTGCTTTTCAGCGTTGCGAATTCCTGTTGTGTCAACGTTACTTCTCCAGTTGGCGACGCACCATGCACAGGTGAGAACAACAACGCCAATGAGCACATAGCAATAACTACGATACTTGGCCATAATAATTTTAATTCTTTCATACATTAGTATCCCTCTTGATAATCCGTTACACCTCTTGCAATCGCACGCACGATTGTATCGAGGTCATTCATCAATAGCGAATGGTCGTATTCATTATCGATGAAAGCCATTTCAACCAGTACAGCTACTGCATCGGTACCATTTAACACCCAAAGATCATCACGCTTTTTTACCCCTCTATCAGTGGTCTGAATAGAGCGAATAATTTGACTTTGGATATCGTTGGCCAATCTCTGACCATTGAATGATTTGAATAACGTTTCTGTGCCTTTAGCTTGTGTATTAAAAGAATTGCAATGCAAAGATACAAATACATCGGCGCCCCATTTGTTGGACTGTTCGCATACATATCCGAGGTCATCGGATTGTACAGTCCGCACTTCACAGCCTGCAGTATTTAAATACCGTGCTAGCATTTTACCTGCATCACGAGCAATATCACATTCACGGGTGCCGTGAATAGGGTTTACAGCACCGCTGTCTAAATCAATATCATGTCCTGGGTTAATGAATACTTTCATGCCTTGTCCTCCTAAATTAAACCATTGAATAACTCATCATCAGTTAAATATAAACACCAATCTTCTGCCAATACGTCATCAGAACTTGGGGAATACATACTATGACTTCCATCTTCATTTCGGACTTGGAGGTATGGATTACAAATAAACAAATCTCCCTCGTTCAGCCCCCATGCTTCTGCCGTATTTTTGTTACATGGGATGCCCTTCGGATATCCTTTCTGATACACAATGAATTTACCTTGTTCAATCCATTTTTCTCTCGTAACCTTGCAGCCGTCTTTTAATAATTGAATAGCTGTGTCAAAACCTAATAAACCTTCTTTTAATTCCATTTTAGTTTCTCCTTATTTCTTATCATCTTCTAATTTATCAGGGATTCCATTGTGGTCTTTATCAATCCATAGCGCGAGGAACCCAATCAAAGCGGTCAATACGCTTGGTATAAATATATGGTCAATGATATTTATACCTGTATTGATTAATTTTGCATCGGCATCACTAACCACACCAATATAAAAGGCCATCGCATATTTAACGATGACCAGTAGTATTGGTATAAATATAACCATAGTAAGCGCCCTCGTTGCAAGGACCCCTGTCGGCTTGATGCGGGCAATACGCACAGATTGAAACGCACCTTTTATGGCACTAATGATTTTAGTCTTATCCATTGCCCCTCCATACTCTAATTAATTCAACAGCCATCGCGTACAATTTGCTAAAATCGATGAGATCATCTTCTACAATTTCTCGTAGATTCTCTAAAATTGACCAACATTCTGACAAAAACGGAATTGCCATGAACACAAAGGCAAATACTTGGTCGGCAAATAGTTCCGTTGTCGGAATAGGTATATCCGGCAACGATACAAATATAATCGATAACAACATCCACGCAGGATATTGTATACACAATTTAATGAGTAAATCACCTCGAAGGCGTTCGCTCATTAAATACCTCTTGCTTTCACCATGTTCATTTGTATAGGTACCGCGACCCCAACCGTACCATAACAATGTAGTTATGCAATTTACGACCGTATTTTGACGTCCATTATCGAGGTTATACCGCAATACCTCAATGGCCACACGTTGGGTAGCATCGATAAATACAAGGGTTGTAGTCAATATGACTACAACCCCCATATCAACTAGATGTGCATGAGATACACCGAGTAGTATTTTTGTTATGACTTCATTAATTAACTCCATTTACAACCTCATTTTGACAATAAAAAAACACCCTTATTGGGTGCATGCTAGCCACTCACGCCTTACCGTCTTCGGTAGGCGATTTTTTATTGTCATCACTACTTACATCTCGTAAAGGTTGATGTCTAATGCATTTTGGATTAGTGCATGTATCATACAACCGACCTTCCACACGTTCCATAGGACGCCCACATAAAAAGCATCGTTTTGTCATTATAATTCACCTCGTTTTTCCATAAATTCAACTTGTAACGCTTCACGTTGTTGGCGTAACTCATTAGCGTACTCAGTATCTTTATCGATAACTTCTGCCCTGATAATTTCGTCATCAATAGCTTTAAATTTTGCTTCATATTCACTTGCCACTTGTGCAGCTTCTTTGGCCTGTATTTCTTCTGCAGACACTTCAACTACGATGGGATCTAACCACTCGCCATTGAGGTATCGCTTGCCTTCTATAAATTTATCGAGGATTGCATCGCCGTCCTCAACGTACCACTTTGTATCGTTTGGATACTCCTTATTAACATGCTGCAACAATTCCTCTTTCATCATTAAATTATCGCAGAACGCTGTAATGCGTTCGCCGTTTTCATTTAAAACGAATACGTATTGATTCATATTATTAATCCTTTCAACCTAAGCAATGCCAACTGCAATATAACTCCAATATAAGGTAGTTTGGTTTGCAAAAGCATTTACTTGCGTGTTCGTAAGTGTTGTTGATACCCCAACAGCTCCATCGCCAAAATCAATTGCGATGGATATAAAAGGTGTTGCATATCTAATTGGTAAATCCAATGTGAACTTATTGTTTCTACCTGCAATAACACTAGATGTCTGTGTGCTTGGAGTTTTTCCCCATTGAATGGTAAATCCATTTGCAAATTTCACAAAACCTGCTGCAGCATCCAATTTTGAGCTAACAATTCCACCCTGACCTAGCAATGTTATAATTTCTGTTAGTTTTTTGCTAGGTGCCGTATTAAATGCGCTAGTTCCCGTAATTGCTTTTATCGCATCAAGAATTGGCTTATGTGCACTACTAGATGTATTGTGCACATTCAAGTCATTAGTCCCCTTGGTATCCACGTACTCCTTGGTGGCTAGCAATTTATTATTTGCATATACCTCGTTAGGAAAGTATGTTTTGTTGTCGTTATGCAATAAATACGCTCTTGCGATAACGTCTCCATTTGCATTGCGTTTCAACACACCAATATTTGATTGCTCTGGATTGTTGAAATACCCGTCGACGTTAAACCAGTTATCCGAATTATTTTTACCTGTTGTAAGATACGCTTTACCGGCCAAACTCGTTTGAATGAAATTGCTGAATTGCATAGTATCGCTACCTGTGCTAACAAGGTCATTTACGTGCAATCGACCTGTTATTGTACCGCCTGTTAATGGCAAATAGGCTCTATCTAATTTAGTCGGTGTTATAGCACCATCGGTAATACTTGTTGAGCTCCATTTTTTGCCATCAACGTACTCTTTTGTTGCCAATAATTTATTATTGGCATATACGTCATTAGCAAACTTAGCGTTACCATCTCCATCCATTAATGTCGACCGATACCGAACTGTTCCGTTTATACTACGGTTCGTAACATCTATCACAGCTGTCTCAGGGTTGTTAAAATACCCATCAATTAAAAGATTACCTACGTTATTATAGTTTAATAAGGCTATATACGCATTACCGGCAGCACCATCTACACGAATATTACTAGCCTGTTCACTCGATTGCCCCACACTCAGCATTGAATCAATATGTGTTCTTCCACTTACTGTACCGCCTGTTAATGGTAAATAGTTATTAAACATTCTGCGGATATCAGCATGTGCACTATTTGAGCTGTTATGCGCATTAATATCACTAGTAATTTTTGCCCTAATATCAGCATGTGATGTACCTGAGCTGTTATGCGCATTAATATCACTAGTAATTTTTGCCCTAATATCAGCATGTGATGTACCTGAGCTGTTATGCGCATTAATATCACTAGTAATTTTTGCCCTAATATCAGCATGTGATGTACCTGAGCTGTTATGCGCATTAATATCACTAGTGATTTTTGCCCTAATATCAGCATGTGCACTTCTTGAGGTGTTATGCTCTTCTAAGTTTCCAAGTGTTAAATATACTTGACTATCTAATGCTACTTTTAAAGTGGCACCAGTACCAATTTTAAATGTTACGGTAATTAATTTTTCGTCTAACGATCCATCTGCAGGTGAATAGCTAGCATTTGCACCCGCATTGGTGTAGGCAAATAATTTTTCTTGCCCCGTATCCCCTACTTTCGCAAACACACCTAGTTCTCGTGCATAATATCCTGTTGATAGTCCTGCATTTGTGATAACAGCCGATACATCAGCAAGTCCTGCACCTTTATCAGTCACGATATGAATTGGGGCCTCTTGCTTTTGACGAATTAACGCTGTTAACGTTTCTATATTTTGGTTAGTAAGTGCACCATCTCCAATGGCTATTTTAGTAAATACAATAGGTTTCTTTTTCACCACAGATTCTGTAATCATTGTTAGCCCATTTATAGTAGGTGTAATAGCTCCGTATTCGCTCATAGATCCTCCTGATTAATATGTAATGTATGTAATGTTGAAACAGCCCCAATTGTAGATATATTTGGCAATTTAGTTCTGATTATGCCATCATTTTCAGCCTGTTTAATACTGATACATCTAGCAATCTTAACAGCGCCTAATATATTTACTGCCGATTGACACGTAAACTGATGTGCCACCAAGTAAGCAAGGTGGGCAGGTTTGTATAATTCTACTACTTCCCGAATATCTTTTACTGAAACAGGCGTATTTACTAGCACCTTAAATTGATTTGGCTTTGTATTTTCTAAAACAATAACATCCTTAGATGGAGTAACTAAATTGACTAGCTCGTTAAGCTTTGCGATAGAAATGGTAGCAGTCCCTTGCATTTTAATTAAAAGCATATTTCGACGCTCTTCATCTGTTGCATTGGAATTGTGAGTAATTCCATATACACGTTCCCAATCATCAAGCCCCCATGTAGCGCTTTCAACAAACATCTGCCGACACAAATCTATAATGAGTAAACGTAATTTTTCATGCTCTTCGCTTAATGAATCTTGGCTAACTTTAAAAGTAGTATCATTCGCCAAGAATTTTGGCAAATATCGTAGTACATCGACTTTTTGCGTTCTTAACAGATTAAAATTCATAGTTGAATCACCTCACCTAATGTTGGAAGTGAATCAGCCTCAAGTGCTATACTTTCATTTTTATCATTAAGCGTTAAATTTCTATAATCAACAGCACCCGCATCGAGCAACAAACTACCGATTTTTGCAAGCGATAATCGCACAGAGCTATCATTTGCAATGACTGCCTGCTCTAATTCAAGGAAATATGTATGTACTAATCGTTTGAATAACGCAATATCAAATTGTGAACCCTCGATATATGCCTTGATATTAATCAATTTAATAGTTGCACTTACAACAGTTACCATGGCCCCCATAGGTCGAACACTTTCAATGTAATTTTTAACCTTTCCAACCAATTCATTAGAAGCTGTTTTGAATTCGCTATTAACAATGACGATCTTTACCGTACCCGGCCCATCCCACACAGGAATTACTTTGGCAGCACCAACGCCAGGCACAGACATTGCCCATTCATAGTAATGAAATTTATTGCCACTAGTTCCAGGTGTTCTCACATGTAACAAATATCGTTTTCGTAATGCTTCATCAGATTCTTTATTAAAACCATCGGTAGTATTCACATCATTACTAATACTGATAATTCCAGGTATCGACATAGGTATCGAGGTAATAGTATTAGGTCCTACATTTCCAGCTGGCCCACTTTCAACGGCCTGTATATCAACTCGCAATGATCCATTTACGGAGTACTGCTGTACCGTTTCAAACAAAACGCCATCGACAGTCGCAAATTGGCTCCCTTTAGGGAGTACCCCTTTACCTTTTACGATAGCAGTACCGTGTGCCTTTGTCGCTTCTTTACGGATAATGCCAGCTTCTTTGGCTCGTGCTGTTAGAAAATCACCATAAGATGTATCTGCAAAAGCTACTTTGTATAATTCGCCAAGCTCAACGTATGTTTTCATGAATTCAATAGCATTGGACGAGAATATATCATACTCGAATGTACCTTCAAATTTACTCATTTGTGAGTTACTTTGTGATTGGAGGCTTTGCAATATCTCATCAGAGTTTACTATTCTAAACATTAATATTTATCCCCCCATATATAGTGCTTAATTCAATACGACAATTAACTTTATCTCCATTTGACTCAAAATCAATACTATCTATCGACCGAATATAAGGGTTGACCATAATGCATTCAGTTATAACTCGTTTTAATTCGCTATACCGTTCATTTATCCCCATTACCTTACCAATAAATGGCTTCAATTCAATACCATACCTAGACGAATATGCTAAAAATTGATTCCGTTCAGTTCTTAACGCTTTATATATCCAAACTTTCAACGCTTCATCCCCTATTAGCTCGGTACGCTGTCCATTGTGAAATACAAATGTATCAGAATCAAAATCCCAATCATACTCACGGAATAAAGGTAATGCTTGAATACTATCATCAACCGTGCTAGAAATGGTTACAAATGGAAATTCATCACTCATAATTTCACCACCTTTTGACCGATGTAATAGAGTTGTTCATTTTGCCGATAAATAGGCTCAACGGTCACCTCATCACCAACTCGGAGCGTATCGGTCATAATAATGGTGTCTGTATAATCATTATGGATATCATGAGTATGGCTGGCATATTCAGCATAGCCACCACCACCAGCTCTGGGTTGCGTTTCAGATATAATATGTCCCTTCGCCTCTCGATAGTGACCAGGTTTCCAATAATCGTTAAGGTAGATTTGTTCATTGGTAATATCGATGTTATCCACATGTATTACTAAATTAGGGAGGGGTGATGTTACTACACCAATACGAAGCCCCATAGGACGTTCATCTTTGGATATAGTATGAATCGTATGAACTAAGGCTGCCATGCTGTGTTCTGCACTAGGTATATCTTTCATTGACATTATATCTCCCCCTATCTTTCTTGATTTTTTTCAACAGTTTCTTTTGTCATGAGGTTTTCAAACTCAATTTCTAGCTTCATCGTATGTTGACCATCTTTGAAAGCATGTGTATCAGATTTTATCCAAAATTTACCAGATAATTGAGTAATTATATCTCTAATTTCAACAGAGTATGAAGATAATGCCTTATAATCACCTAAGCAATCAACAACACCAGTTCGTTCTGGTCCTTTGAATATATTCTTAACCTCTTCTTGCGTATTCTTGTTTTTTCCTTCCTTGTATACGGCCTGTATCATCGAATACTTTTTGATATGCTCGTCATTAGATTCATAGCGTATCAAATTGCCTTTATCATCTACTATCATGACCTTATTAATCATGTTTTCAATGGATTCTTTAAAAGATGAGTCTGTAATATTTCTGTATTGATCTATAACAAGCCCTTCAATTAACGAACCTTTTTCAATGATGCATACTTCATCACCGTTCATGATGGATTGATATTTCTTCCCTGTTTTTTTTGCCGCTTCTGTATATGCCATGACAATGATTTGATAGCCTGATTTTTCATTAGCAATAAATGTTATTTTTTCTTTTGTCTCTGCTAAATTACCAACCTTAATGCCCATTTCTGCACATACTGATTTAGTTATATCTTCTGCTGTCATATTAGTGAATTTACGTGTCGTCTTAGACTTGGAAAGAATAAACATATTGTCGTAGCATGTTACATCAATAGTAGAGGCTGATGTCTTACGCTCAACGGCATATACGTTACCCATAAATTGTAAAATACCATCTTCTGAATACCCTTTCACAGTTTCGCCAATGCCCACAACATAAATAGGCCAATTAGGATCTCGTGGTTCTTGTGTATATGTAAATTTCAACTTTCTAGCAGCTTGAAAACGCGACCCGGACCATTCTGATTTATTAACAAGGTGCGATATATCAATTTCAACTGATATTTGCTTGTCTTCTCCTGTTTGTTCGTCTTTAACAGTCTTAGTACCCATATGTTTAATTATCATACCTTTAACCTCCGCAATTCACTTAAATTGTTAATAGCTAAATTCTTGAGGTCATTCGACTGAATAATCCGCTCATAATGACGATAATTTCCATATGCTTTTTTGGCTGCATCTAATATATCAGAACCACGATTAAATAATGTAGCCGTCGTTGGCTTTGTATTTATATTAGGTCTATCTTTTAACCCCGTTGCTGCATCAATCGACTTTGTATAATCAATAACAGAAGACGTGTTAAGGTCTTTATATTCTTTGAAAAATAAGGAGTAATATATATCACCTGTATTATCATGCTTCTTATATGGAAACGACATAATGGCCATCATAAGATTAATAGGGCCATCAGATATGATGACCCTAACAGGCTGCTTAGACTGCATCCATTTTTGAATGATAGAAATTAATTCAATCGGCTTTCTTTTATCGCCAACAATAAAAGAATAATCCTTTGCTGGTAATAATCCATCAAATGACAAGGTAGTCAATTGGGGATTACCAAATAAAAGAGCTTCGCCGATTTGTGTGATAGTAACAGATGTATTACCTTGTTCAATCCCCACATTATACTGACTTGGGGTAACAGGTAATACGATGCGTTCATCACCTTGCGAAATAATGATGGTAGGATGCTCTCGTGTATTCCCTAAAACATTAGACAACAACGACAATGCACGCCCTAACCCACTAACAAATTTAGACATTTTTATACGCCCCCATAGTTAACTTCTGCATCTCTAAACAGAGAGAATATAGTATGCGCTATGCGGTCCATATCGGCTTCTTCTCTAACAACAAAAGTATTCCCACTAATGGAATAACTATTACCGCCACTAGCCCCCTCGGATAATTGGTTAGCAATCATCTTTCGAGTTGTTGCAGCTGGATAAATTCTTGAACCTTGAGGAAGATCTACAATCTCGCCACCTCGTTCGTTGATTTGTGTCCAGCCTCCACCAAAATAATTGGTACCTGTTGCATTTGCATCTATGGATTTTGTATGCGTACCACCTATACCTGTTACTTGTACACCTCTTCGCTCTGCGGCACCAAGAGCATTGCCAATGCTAGCAAATACACTACTAGCTGTTTTTTTCAGAGGCCCCCATACATTAGCATCAAACCAATTAGCAACCCCGCTCCAAACAGATTTTATATTTTCCCATGCATTGCTGAAAAAGTCAGTTATAGAGTTGATTGCGGTATTAGCAAACTCTTTTGTGGGTTGCCATACATTAGCATCGAACCAATTAGCAACTCCACTCCAAACGCTTTGTATATCACTCCACAACCCATTAAAGAATCCAGTAACAGCTGTAATTGCGGTATTAGCAAACTCTTTTGTGGGTTGCCATACTGTTGTATCAAACCATTGGGCAACAGGTTCAAAAATCGTCGCTATTGCATCCCATACAAGAGTATAAATACCAACGAATGTATTTATAATAGGTGCACAAGTATCTACTACTGCTTGCCAAGCTCCAGTGAATACACTTGGAAGTTCCTCCATTGCATCTGACGCATATTCTTTAATCGAATTCCATGTTTCACCAAACCATGCGGTTAAACCATCAAGATTGCTAGTGATGCCATCATAAATTTGTTGACCTAATTCTTCCCCAAACACGGCACCACCAATACCTCCTAATAGGCCACCTACGGCACCGCCTACTGCAGTACCAACACCAGGAATGACGGAACCTAATGCAGCACCGCCCATTGCCCCTAATTTAGCACCAGCTAGACCACCGGCTAGGCTCCCGCCTAATCCAGATACAGCTTGACCCTTATTGTCGGAGGTAGCTACATCATACGCCCCCATGGCAAGGGATACAGGAATTGCAGCTTTACCGCCTAATTTCATAAGGCCACGCCCTAAACCGCCTACACCTTTACCAATGCCACGTCCTATAGAGCCAATACGACCGCCCCATTTACCACCTTTTGCACCTTTTACAGGACTATCAATAGTGGCTCCTTGTACAACTGCGCCACCTTTACCACGCCCGGTAGTAGGCCCCATACTAGCACCGTTACCAGGTAATAACTGTGACGCATATAACGTTACAGTCATAGCATTAACAGTCATCTCACCAGTAGAATCATAACCGATGCCACTTTCCTGACTATTACCATTATGATTCTTCCATTTACCTAACAATCCTCTTGCTTTCTTGGCACCCTTGAGCAGTCCAACACCACCTACAGCAAGTGCTGCAGCGGAAAGAATAGATGGTAAGCCATCCATTTTTAATGTCTGCTTAATAAGCTCTTTAACAGCGGATGTAGTGCCATCAAGAATGGAGTGCACATTTAAGCCATTCTTTTCCACATTTTCAGAAAATCCAGCAAACCAATTATCTACACCTTGTACAATATCACGGAATCCGCCAATGCTACCACCCATGATTTTAGTAGTAAATGAATCCCAATCACCAGATAATTGTTCTAAATCGCCTTTGAGATTATCCATTCGGATTGATGCCATGTGTTCAGCTGCGCCATTAGAGTTAGCAATAGCATCTGCTAATTTATTAAAGTCACTATCGGAAGCGTTAACTAATGCTAATAGGCCAGACATCCCCTCTTGTCCTGCTAACATGGCCGCCAATGAAGCTTTGCTTTCAGGCGTTAATCGACTCATGCCTTGCCTAATATCCTTGATAACTTGGTTAAAAGGCTTCATTTTGCCGTTGGCATCGGTAATACTCAATCCGAGTATATCCATTGCTTCACCGGATTCTTTCGTAGGCTTAACTAACCTTGTTAATAATCCACGTAGAGATGTACCAGCTTCTGAGCCCTTAATACCAGCATTGGCCATGAGCCCTACAGCCTGTGCCACATCTTGCACACTATACCCTAATGCTCCAGCTACAGGTGCAGCATATTTAAATGTTTGCCCCATTAACGCTACAGATGTATTAGAATTTGTGGCTGCAGCAGCCAACACATCAGAAAACATAGCGGAATCTTTGGCTTTTAAGTTAAAGGCAGTCAAACTATCTGTAACAATATCCGATACAGAGGCTAAATCTTCACCGGATGCGGCTGCAAGACTCATGATACCGCCTATACCATCAATCATTTCGCTACTTTTCCAACCAGCCATACCCATGTATCTAAAGGCTTGCGCCGACTCTAGCGCGCTATATTTAGTATCGGCACCCATTTGAATTGCTTTTTCGTTCAGTCTTGCAAATTCATCACCAGTTGCGCCTGAAATAGCCTTTACTGCAGACATTTCTTCTTCAAAATCAGCATATCCTTTTACAGCATCAAATACACCAAATCCTATACCAGCCATGCCTGCCATCTGTGCAGTAGCACCAAACATAGCACCGCTTAATTTATTAGCTGCACCACTAGCCATCCCCGACAGATTTTGCTTAACATTAACAGTAGCAGTATATACTCGACCCTTTATGCCGTTTAATTCCTCTTTTACCTGCTTTACTTTTGATGTAGCCTTGTCATCTGCTTTGATAGTGATAGCCACACCATCACCTGCTCGTTTTAGCTTAACAAGTTCACTTTCTGTTTTTTTAGTAGCTTCTGCAACACCTATAATAGATTTTGTTGCCGATGCAAGACCTTTTTCTGCAGATACAACAGCGGGAACAAGGGATGATGTAGCTTGTGTCAGTCTAGATGTTTCTTGTTGAGCTTTTTTTATGCCTTTGGTAAATCCACCATCAGCCATATACAGCTCAATGCCTAAACGTTCTTCATTTGCCACCGAATACACCCCCTATAGCCATCCTCACCATATCGATTTTATCTTGACGCTCCTTATCCACGGCGACCTTACACATAATTTTTTCTGTCATGGATAAATTCATAAAGTAATCAAAAGTATGACCTTTTAAAACTAGATAGGCGGCCGTAGCCGCCTCCCAGTCTTCTTCTATTACTTTTTTACCTCTTCAAGAATTGCATGGTCGAGCTTTTTACCAACACCTACAGATTCCACAAGAATAGATGAAATCGCTCTCACTTCACCAATGTCAAATAGCTTGTTCACAATATCCATTGGTTCATGACAGTCATAGGCTTCTTGTAACGATTTATCCTTTAAATTAGGTTCAATGACACAGTTATACACCAAGTATGCATCATTGTTTTCTTCAAGCCCCATTGCTTCTGTTAATAAAAAAGTGGTAGGCTTCTTAGCTACCACTTCACCTAATGAGGTTTGGATTGTGATCTTTTGTTTTTTGCGACCTGCTAATTCTTCACGTTTTGCAATTAATTCATTTACTGAAACAGCCATGTTATTAAATCCTTTCTATTAATCAATGCTTTCAATGTATTGTAAATCTTCCGGCGTAAAGCCAAAAGGAATTTCAGTTTCTACAACTTTACCTTTTTCAAACTGCATAGGTGTAATTTTGTTAAACCACACATTATCGATAGAAATGCGTTCTTTCTGCCCATCAACTGCATCGGGATCATCAAGCAACCCGGTAAATACAGAGCGTGGGTCATGCCCTGCATTCCATTCTTCAGCGAGCTTACGGAAATTGCGATTAATTACATTCTTGATTTTCATAGTTCCTTCGCCTTTAAGACTTGTTACTTTAGAATCAACAGAATTGCCAATTAACACATCTTCGCGTTGCGCTTCTATAGTTGCTTCAAAGCTCTCAATTTCAAACACTAGCTCACCATCGAGCCACACCTTGCCATGAGAACCATTCCACCGTCTACGACCACGATATTTAACATCTTCTGCTGCACGTGCAAAGGTTTGTAAATCAAAAGTAAATTGATTTCGATTCATTAGTTTCATACCTCCTATTACATAGTAAATGTGATAGTTAAATCTTCCATAGCGTCCACAAATTTAACTTTGCCGGCTAAAGCGATTTGTGATCCAGTATTATATTGTCTGATTTGCATAGATGTCATGGTACTTACATCTTCCCCTTTAAGGATGGCATAATCCTTTTGGAATTGCTCATCAATATCAACCGTATTACCTGCTCTAGCGTCTAATACATTACCTGCGAGCTGTCCAAAGTACACCATAATAGCTGCGATAAATAACATTTTATGGTCGTAATCGTTAATATATTTACCGATGTAATATTTCTTGAATGTATCACGAATATCATCGGTAACCATATCTATACCTTCAACAATTTTAATTTTTCGGAACTCTTGCCCTTTATCGGTTGTAAAAGTTTGTAACGAGTTGCAGGCACGCGCAATTTTTACGCCTTCTCCGTCTTCTTCATCGAATAAATGTAGTTCGCCATGGTCAATACGGTCTGTAAGGTCTTCATAAACTTTTACAGATTCAACTTCAGTCAATTTGAAATAAGTCGCTGAGCGGTCTAATGCTAAACCGGCTAAGATTCCAGCAATACGTGCTGTATATTCAATAGGTGTGTAGGTACGGTATGTAGTACCCCCTTTTTTGTCCGTACCATTAGGGACCTTGATATCTTCCGTACAGAAGTTAATAACCCCTTCATTGTCAGAAGCTACACCAGATACGACGGCTTTCACAGTTTTACAACTATTGTTGCGTTCAGCCTTAACAAAGGATGCTAAATCTTGTTGGTCTTGCTCTGTACCTGTAGGCGCAGCAATATAGTTAAACCGTACATGTTTCAACTGCTTTAATAATGTAGATTGTGTATTTTTAGCGGCTACTACGCTAGCTTTAGGCAGCGTATACACCAATACACGTAAAGGTGTGCCATCCAAGCACTTTTTGATTAAATCGGTAGACGTTTCATCAAATACACCGGTAGGAATTTCAGACACATCAGAAATTCTATAAAAATTGGTAACGTCCGTTGTTTCGCATTTTAAAATCAACGCCACCACACCGCGCGCGGAACGTTTAATGGCCTCAATACCTTTCGTTTTGAAGTCGATAAAGACCTGCGGTAAACCGAATTTTTCTTGTTCATTTGCCATGTTATGCCTCCTCTGTTACATCAATAGCATTCGTTCTAAGCAATAGATGTTGCATCAATTCACCACGAATACATCCCACTTCCTCATCTGTGAAAGCATCTTTAAATTCGAGGTTAAATATAAAATGTAACACCTCATCGATGAATGTGTGTTCAAAATCATTAATGGTGATATGCCTATCGCCTACCTGCAAAACAGGTCTAAACATGCACTCCAAACTATCGGACATTTCGTATAGTTCAGAGCGATTAACACGTCCATTCCTATCTTTCATCGGCCTATAGGCAATGTCTACTTGTACAGTCCTATCAAAGTAGGTATCATCACCTACCCCTGTATGAACAAACATTTCTACATAAAAATAAGGCACAGTCGATTTTTCCACATTATCGAAATGTACCTTGTAATTTGGATATTTACTTTTCAACAGATCCACTATGGATTTCTGTATAGAGCGTAACCTAATCATCTTCAAGCAAGTTCCTTATAATTGTACGTGTATCCTTTAGAAATACGCTTTTACGATGTACAACAGCACGATGTAGCATTTTTCTACCTTTTACAAAGCCGCCTTTTACTGTACGATGCCCATATTCTACATGATTAGCATATTCTGTATTGTTATATACTTCTGTTGACATATTATCTACGGGTGTTCGTTTCCAATTCCCCTGCAATGTTCCAGTATCCCTTGGTGTATTCGCCTTTGCATCTGCAATAAGTAGCTCGCCTTGTTGTGCAATTAATGTATCCGCATGTTCAGGAAATTGACGCAAGATTCTTGTGAACTTTTGATTCAGCAAATCAAATCCATTAATTTTTGCCCCCATGTTAAGCGTCCCCTTCTTTAATAAGGTTAACCTCTTGATGGCTCATATATTTAAATGGCGTATCCGTTCGCATAACAAACGTTTGCCCTTTGTGATATATAGTGACTATATCGTTTGGCAAAATATCGTATTCAATAGGCAAAGATAAGCGCAAATGATTCTTCAAAGCAAATACACTATCCGTTTCAACTCCGCTCATACTTGTCTGCCCGATTTGACCTACCTTACACGGAACGTCGCTGTATACGTCCACCATTGCGAATACATCAGCGCCTATATCATCGATAGTCTCTATCTGCCGTGATATAGTACACCTATCCTTATACATGAATTTTGCTAAGATTTCACCGTAACTAGCCATTAGACCATACCACTTTTCTATAAAGATTTAGCTTAGGGCGAATAGAATTAAAATCATGTTCACTAATACATCCTATCGGCGATACCTCCCCAACAGCCCATTCAAATTCTACATCGTTTTCTTTTAGTGATTTAAGAGGTCCTTGTCCATTACTAGCAGAGTCAGCAATATACTTTATTGCCAATTCCGCCCCTGTATAAGCTAATGTTCTAGGGAAATCATTCCTATGACAATAATCCATCACATCAAGCACAAACTTTTCTGCGAATAATTCGAGTTCAGTATGATCTATTACACCATCACTACCGACTGATTTAATCACAGCTAATCGTTCTGCTTGCCTTACCACTTCCTGTACTGCAGTATCAAACTCCATGTATTGTACATTCCCCATCGCCTCACCACTTTCCGAGCACTAAAAAAGCACCCGTTATTGGGTGCTTTGTATAATATTATGTTAATAAATTAGTTGAATTTCTTCACCATCTAATACTATAGGCCCAGTATGTTGTGTGAATTTCCATCTTCTTTTTACCATGTAATTATACACTTGAGCAGCATGAAGAAAATCCTCAACATTTGGGTGTAATGGATCAAATAAATACGGTGTGCCTTCTAATGAATTTTTACCATTAATGGCTTCATAAGCATTGCAAGCGTACACATAAAGCCTATGCGCATCTTTAAGCTTCATATAAATCACCTCACACTGTTAATACCATGCCTATAATAAAGTTCAAATATTCTTCATCGTCTGTAATTGTTTTTAAAATATACTTACCATTTTCAATTTTTTGAACTTGACCGGAGTCAGGCTCAAAAAGAGATTCTAGACCCACACTTAATACTTCTGTACCATTATTGCCATAATCTTTACCAATGTATGGGGTAATAAAATTATCCGCTTTTACTACTTCATCAGCTCTATATCCTGAACTTGGGAATAAATCCTTAAGCTTTGTAAACCCTTCCCCTTTGGTTCGATGCTCTACAAACTCTCTCGATAACCTCAAGGCATCATAATTGAAGTATTCTACCATATGCCCAATTTCATGAAATGGTGTAGTTCTGCGTACGCCATTCATATTAATGGTTATATATTTAGTTAATTTCGATGTTTCAATACCACTGACATAATATAGCTTATCACTACCAGTTACTGCACCATTAGCATAAAAATATCCACGTTTTATTTTTCTAGTGCTAATACCTTTCCCTGCAGCTTTTAAGTATTGTAACCAATCACTAGGGTACACAGAAAAGGCTTCTTGTAAAAGTTCTTTATTGGCTTCACTCGACCCTTTAGCCCACATAGTTTTAGGTATTTCAGCACCAATATTTCGGTACTCAGAAAATACTTTTTTCAAAGATTCTTTATCACCAATAATAGAAACAATATCATGTTTATCATTAACTATTTTACCTACTTCTATTATATCCTTAGGAGTAGCTGTTTGTAAATTAATGTCAATAATCTTATTTCTTATTTGCTCAACAGACATAGGGTTTGGCGTAACAATAGTATTTGTCTTCGGCATAAGTTTTGGATTCGGATTTCTCTCTTTCTGCCAATCTTCAAGCGTTTTTACCCTATCAACATATACAGCTTTCCAATCATCATAATCCATATTACGTGGAACTTTCTTATACCTTACCGCTTCACCTTTTGCTTGTGGTTCATCCTTAGCAATACGAGAGCCTTTTGTAGGCTTAGCAGGGCCTAATGTACCAGCTATAGTAGATCTACAACGAGGATGCAAAGGCGGTACGTTGTTGCCTATCTCTGCTTCACTAACTAGATATATCTTACCGTCATGTTCACGGCATGTAGAGGATGTACGCTTATCTAATGTGGCTATGAATTGGTAATATTTCATCTTAGCATCTTTGATTGAATCAAGTGCAGCTTGATTATTAACATAATTCATTTCAGTACGAACCAAACGAACAGCATCATTCTTTGATACATTCATCCGTTCTTGTACCTCTTTGGCTAGCTTATTAACCGATACGCCACGATGAACTCCATTAACAATAGTATCCTGAATGGTTCTAGCTAATTTATCGGAGTTTTTCCATATGCGCTCACTGTAATTTTTGCCACTCCATGGCGTGCGTAATACATGTTCCACTTGCTTATTATCAACAGCAACAGATAAAGGGCCTTGTCCTCGCTTAGCTAGTTCATACGCAGAGTGCAGCCGATTATCTTTATAGGCATCTTTCAAGAAGCCTGTAATCGTTGCGTCTGTCTTTTGTCCTAGCGTATCTAGTTCGATAAGTGTATCACCGTACAGCTTATCAAGCCTAGATATGCGAGACCGCATGGCTAATGTATTGAGTTCTAATAAAGTTTTGGGATTTCCAGTTTCCTTATACTCCGCAATATATTCCTCAATATCCTTACGCCATATCCTAAATTCATTACCATTAATCAGCTTGCGTGCCTCTGTAATACTCACACCATTGTCGGTGGCAAATTTACCATACAACTGTTCAATTTGAGCTTGAATGCGCTGGGCTGACCGCTCATAATGTGATGCTAGTTCTTTCTCGATAGTTTCACGGCTTTTTCTGTTCCATTCTTCCTCTCGTTCTACGCTACGTCTAGCCCAATACGAATCGGCGCCCATACGCTATCCCCCTTTAGCCTAATTTATGAACAAATTTCACAATACGAATTTGTTTTGGTTCGTATACCATTTTCCAGTTATCCGCATTCGCTAATTCAGTACGAGATACGCTTTCTGAATTAGCTCTAGTGGTATTAGTCCAAGCCACCCCGCGAGGATGCATAATAAATGCTTTGCGAGAAATGAGATAGTTTACGCCAGAGCCCATCTTTTTATCGCGGTCAACTTCTGTACCAATAAATCCTGTTGGATTACCTACACCATATGCAATAGCTCCTTGACCGAATAAATACGTTGTGTAAGTACCTGTATCAACAGGGCAACCATCATCAATTACAACACGACGGCCCATATACGTATCAAAGCTAGTGGCATCGGATTGGCGGATAGTTTGAATCAAGTTCAATTTATCTAAATAAGATTTAGTAGCAGAGTGCATGACAACAGCCGTTAATGAGTTACGAGCATCACCCATAAGCTGCATAGCATCGATAAAAGCTTCACCGGAGAAATTAGCAGCCTTACCTGATTTAGAACTAATATCTAATACGTGGTCAGTCATAGATGGGGCAGCAAATACGCCGTTAAGAATATTCAATAATTCTTTTTGATGATCACGTGCCCAAAACCCAGCTACTAAATCACCAATCGCCGCCATAGGGTCTGTGCCCGCTAATTGTGCGGATAAATCAGTAGCAGCCCACATTTTAGCACGACGAATCGTTGTAGATGTATCCATTTTAGAGTTGATTTTATCCGCTTTTAATGTAACGCCTTCTACAACATCCTCAGAATCACCGGATAAATCCGTAAAGAATGGCATATTATGAACTTGCGCTGCTTCACTTGCCAATTTGTCGAATCGGCTATCACGAGTAATAATACCGGATTGGAAGATGGCAGATAGTTCAGACGTACGGTTTACAACGTACTGTTCAAAAAGCGGCGTTGGATTAATGACGTCTTTTAATGTTGTTGGCATGTGTTACCTCCTTAAATTAAAAATTAACTTCAACACCAGCTTGTGCAGCTAATACTTTAGCTTCAGCTGGATTTGATTTAATAAGTTCTGCTTGCTGAGTTAAATTAAACGACTCCTTAGCAAATGGATTTACTTTAGGATTACCCTGCCCTTTAATCGGATTATATTGGGGCTTTGTCTCTTCTTCAGGTTTGAACAAAAAGCCTTTTGTTTCCTTCAAAGCTTTAATTTGTTCATTCAATCCTGTTACTTTGCCATCATCGCCAAGAATTAACTTAGATGTATCAACTAAACTAGCAACGAGTTCAGCATCCTGTGCTGTATCACCAATAGCCAATTGAATAGCAGTAGATAACCGAAGATTTTTAATTTCTTCTGCAGATTTTGCAGCGGCCACTTTGTTATCTGCTTGGAGTTTAGCAATTTGCTGTTTAAAAGCTTCGATATCACCTTCCGCGTTCTTTAACTCTTTTAGTTGCTTATCTCTATCAGCAACAGTACTTTCGAGGTTTTTCTTTTCCGCGTTAACCTCATTAAAACGCGACTTAGGCACATACTCACCGTCTAAAAACTCTTTAAAAATCTTAGTTGCTTCTGCCTGCTTGTCATCAGCGATACCAAGTTTTGCAAGTAATTCTGTGATAGTCATGTGTTAACTCCCTTTCCGGTTTTTACCGAGGTTCACCTGCCTCGAGATAAGAGTATAAAAATATATGACTATTGGTTATCCTCATTTTCGTCATGCTCGTTCATAGAGTCATGCGTATGATCAGATTTCCAATCGTCATACATGTTATTAGAATTGGTCTCCGCTTCTTCTTTTAACTGTTCCAATTCTTCATTAACATTTTCCACAAACGGATGATGCGATAATATAGTTCGCTGTGATACAACACCCATGGATTGTGAACACATAGCAACTAGATCACTATCATTCTTCACGGATGTTCTCGTCCATGTTTGCGTAATTGTCACATGTTCATTGCCATGTGCTCTACAAATGGCACGAACTAACTCATTGAATGCAAGTTGAAATTCTGTTTCCATCATGCCCGCTTTGAGCTCCAATAATGTATACAAGAATTTCATAGCTTCACCGCTAGTACCATCTAACCCTTGTTGTTGGGGGTCTACACCTTGACCCATGTCAAAAATCGCCTTACGCGTAATGTCTAGCATTTCCTTACGAGCTTCGATAGGTATATCAATCGTTAGTGTGGAAATACCTGACCTGTCATCGGGTCCCGAAGAATCCATTTGAATAGCCTTGTACTTCTTCATGCCATCCAAAAATTCCGCAAGGTTTTCACCACCGTAATTGGTTAGTACGTAAATGACCTCTTGTACATCCTCTAAATCGTTTAGAAATCCGCTATAGGTTGTATCATACGTATCAATCAATGATTTAATACGTACCAAATCCGATGTGTGAGATGCGTTATTAGCAAATGGTATAAATGGTACACGCCCCATATCGTGAGGAATGGTATCCACATTCATATTCGTACCGCTAGGGTCTATCATTGTGAAAGCTGTATACGGTGCTAATGTGTCCAATATCTCACCAGTGCGCAATGAGAAGGCCTGTACCTCTTTATCGTTCCAGTACTCGTACACGGTAATGCTAGCGCCTGCTTCGTCAATATCGGCATACACACGTAATACGCCTTCTAATTTTGTATTGATACGATTATTCCAAATCGGAATAACTTCACTAGCTGGCATAGTCGCCCATTGAAAGCCTTCAACGTCATCCATCCAGTAGTGTACCCACGCAATCCCTCCATTAGTTGCTTTTACGCATAAATCTTTGCACTTCTTCTCATACGCATCGCCTAACGCATCAAGAATGATTGTATTGAGTGTATCATTTTTTACGTCAAACACAGGAGGCGCTGTAAACATATACGCCGTTTTTTGGTCAACTAACAACGGATAAAAAGAATAGGCGATACGATTATCCGCTTGATGCATCGGATTAAACGTATCACCTTGTTGTTGTGCTTCGTTCAGGTCTTTAGGCTTCGCCTTTTGCAGCATGATGTCATTCTTAACAGCGTAGTATCTGTCTGATTGCTCCACCTGACTGACAACAGCTGTATGACCAATAGTATGTTTCTTGATTAACTTTTTAACTAATTCTATTTCCAATAGATCACCTCCTTACATTAATACGCTAACACCTTTGCGCCCATCGAATTCTTCCAATGCATATCGCATAGCATCCATGAGATGGTTAAAATCATCAATAGGCTTGTTTATCATGTTATCGAACTTATCCTTGTCCCAAACATAATTACTAATTTCAGTAATGAACTTCACACACCGAGGATGGATGATAATTTTATACCCACGAATAAGAGATATGCCTGCGCGTACTGAGTCAGGGCCTTTTTTAGCACCACGCACATTACGCAAGCCATTCTTACGAAGATATGCAATAGATTTAGGGTCAGCACTATCGGCCTTAATTCGTTCTTTACTGTATCCCATTTCGGTTATCTTTTCGATAATATCCTCATTCGACATACCGCGTTGGTACATTTCGTCGAATACATAAATTTCACGAGCCTCTGTATCGACTAAACCACAAAACAATGCACTAGGATCGTTAGTAAAACCGAAATCAAGTCCAAATGCGCTACGTACACTAGGCTTTTTCGTAACCTCTCGCCAATCGAAAGCTCGTTCTTCCCAATCGTCGTATACCAGCCCATCTACAACACCCCATTCACCTTTTCCAGCCACGGCATATCGTCTAGGATTCTTCTTCATCTCTTCAAATAAGACTAAGTCGGATTCACTGAGGAATTCATTACATAAATAATTCGTTGTCATGGCTAACACATTAGGACTCGGCTCATCAAAGAATCGTTTCTTTAGCCAATGCCTATCACTCCAAGGGTTAAATGTTAACACTACTTGGTGATACATACCCTCTGGCAACTGACCACGAATAGATTCATCTAATCTGTTGAATGCATCTTCCGATGTTATCTCATATGCTTCCTCCACCCAGAGACGGCAAAGTCCACCAACATCTACAGTGATTGATGTTACTTTTAAAGGATCATCAAGGCCACGGAACAATATCTTTTGACCGGTCGGCTCATAAATAATTTCTAGTGGTGACGTTGTGCACTTAAAATACGGCTCTACTTTCAATCTTCGTATTGCCCACTTTAGTTGAGCAAAACAACTATCCCGTAGCGTTCGCTCAGTCTTACGAACCACTAACCAATTGATATGAGGATTCTGAATCATCTCTACAATTACTTTCAGCGCCTGTGTAGATGACTTTTTGCTCGCACGGCTTCCCTTTACGACCTTGTACCGACCTTTAAAGCGCCAAAATTCACCATATCCTTTGCCGATTATGTCAGGTAGATATAACTTTTCAATCATATACTTCACCTTCCCCTATAATCACAATAGGAACGGCACTATCTATTTTAACTTTATCAGTAAAGAGTTGATTACGCTTACCAATCAATTCCGCCGCCTTGATGCGGTCCTTAGCAGAAATGCTTTTTTTGATGATGCGAGCCTCACTACAGCCTTCGCCTACGCCTTCGGTAACAATCACTTCTTCCTCAATCTCGCCGCGCATGGCTTTCGCTAAAAACGCCTCCGCCTCTTTTGCGGTCGCTATGGAGTTATCAAATTCTCTTTCACGTAGTTCTTTAATGCGGTTTTTAATGTCAAGTTTTGACAATAACTGATTAGCTATCCTATTGGCCGTTTTCTCACTATATCCAGCCCTAATGGCCGCTTGAGTACCATTTAGGTCCACCAGGTACTCAACACAAAATTTCTCTTGCTTCGGTGTCACATAATCACCTCCTTTACTTCAAACAACCATTTTTCTGTTATTTACCACGCTGCTTTTCAACTCTAGCGGTCTTAGTTTTAATTAACGTATCAGCAGGTGCATACGATTTACACATGCCATTTATGTGAATGCCTTTAGCTTTGCACCAACCTTTTGCATTATTCAAACAAGCTTTCTTATCACAACATACATCTGTCAATCGTATCACCTCTTTTCTGATTTTTTGCATACAAAAAAGCCCTACCACATTTAGTGATAGAGCTGTTTTGCGTAGTAAGATTTACGTTTTGTCGAGTCTTCTAATTTTGCCAAATTGCTTATGTAAGGAGCAAAAACAATTTTTGACAGTACTATTATAACATGTTTGTTTTGACGTGAAAATGACAGGTTACTGACACGCTTGTCAAGTTTCAATTTTATAAAACTAAACAGCTTGCAACCCCCATATTAACAGGCTTAAGTCACTTTCCGCTTGTTCTAAATATCTATAAATCGTCCTTTCATCAAGGCTCTTAACCCCCTTTTTGACAGCTACATCATCGGCAATCATCTTGATATTATCTCCATGTACGTAATAGGCCATCAATACATAAAAGTTTTCTGAGCTCCTATATGCACATTGTTTGCGATACACATCTAGCATGCAATCGATATGTTCAATAATTAATTGAGTTCGTCGCTTAGATGCAGCGATTGCTTCAACTTTTAAAAGACCTTTCCGGTCAAATACTTCTGCCAATATTAATTGTAGATCACTTGGTACGCTGTCTTCTGTATTTGCTATTGCATGCTCGCAGTGCTCTTTGAGCTCATTATACCCTCTCAATAATTTCTTGGTATTATCTCTAGCACGCTTTCGGCGTACCTCTTGCTCGCGTTCAATTCGTTGTTCGTATACTTCAATAGCAGTTTTAGTGGCTACTTTTATAATTTCCTCTTCGGTCATATTAATTACCTCGTTTAGTTCGCTTGCCACGTTGCACTAGTTTTTTCTTAGCCAATCTCTTTTTCATAATTTTTCACCTCTTTTGACTGCACTCGCTAATTTGTAACCACATTCACGTCCACATGTTTGTTGCTTTGTGCATCCATTTTTAACTTCAAAAGTTTTGCCACATACGACACACTCTTTATATTTGGGTGTTTTTCTAGGTCTGCCACCACCTGGCCCACCTCGTTTATCACCTCTACATGTCGGATAATACTCACTAACATATTTAACTGGTGCACTTTGCCCCTTACTCATTGGGGTTTCATTCCAAATCGGCAAGTGGGCTAAAAATTGCGGTATGTTATTCATAATTCACCCCTCAATCTCGTAGTTATCATTTACATAAACTGCTAACAGCTTCGCAGCTTTAATCAACTCTTTATCTACATGCTTCGTCAGTTCAAGCAATAAAGGATTGGTTGATGATTCCTGTAAATCCTCGATTGCATTAATAGCATCTATTAGTTGTCTGATTGCAAGGCTTGTCATCATGTAATCCTCTACCTGCTTATTAATTTTTACCTTGTTGCTCATTTTTTACCCTCTAATTCTTAAATCTTTAATTAGTTTTGACGCATATTCAGTTAATCGATGTATCCGTTTACCGCTAGGTAATACACCAATACGCACCACGCTATAAATATCAGCGATACAGCTATTGGTGAATGTGTATCTTCTGCACATCCTATACCTAATAATAAGCAAAAAAATAAAAACCAAAGCATTATTTTCCCCTTTCCATACTAACTATAGTATCCATATCAACATCCGCGCGGATCATTATTGTCACATCGGCCACCTTTTTAATCTCACCATCGACATAACCATATTTTTGTCTGTGTAATTGGGCTTTTAGATATTCGCCTTCTATCGTTTTTACATATACGTAAGTATGCCGTAAATCCCTAATGTGATTCCACATTATAGCTCCAAGTACAATACCGACTAGAAACATTTGCGATTCTAAACTCATTATTTAACACCTTTTATACATCATCCTCGATATTGTCATAGTATTCAGTACTATCACACTTGAATACTTTCAATCCATAGCTATTTTTTAAGTGATTAGCTATTCTTCGCCATTGTTGCCCTAATTCATGTAATTTTGGCTCGACTTTTGCATCCTCTAATACAATTCTTGCATATGAACCATCTTGAAATTTGAAAATAGAATGTCCAGTTCGTACTTTGCGCCAATATTTACCTTCCTGTACTGTCATCTCCATTGCTCCTATTTAACATTCGTGCAGACCTTTCATCTGCCCGCTTTGCAAGCACGCATAAGCAAGTTATCATTACACCTATCGAAGAGCCAAGCATAACACCTAATATGAATATCCAAATCATGTCTACTTTCAATTATTTTTCTGCTCCTTCCGTTTGTGCAATTCATGCAATATATGCTCACCTACACAAGGGATAATATCAATTTCTACCCTCGGGTTTTGCTTATCAATTCCCACAATCTCCGAACCATCATAATTAACAATCCACTTGTCATCATCAATTATGTTTGCCGTAGTTAAAATGTCTGATGTCGCTTGTAATAGGCCGACCAAATCAGGCCACCAGCGAAAATCAGGCATGTAATAGCGGCACCTAATCTGTACAGGGCCCGATGTATAACTACGCTTTCTGAAGAATTGCAACTGTTTCAATGCGTCAGCTTCATACTGACAAAATGCTTTTGATGGTAACACTTTAGGATAACGTCCGATTTTGATAATCCTAGAGGAATTTTTTTTCGTAGTTGGTCGGCCATAAATTACAAGTTGTTTCAATTTTTGTATCACCTCACATATATGTTCGTTTTTATTTTTCGATTTAAGGCGTCTATTATCGCCAAAAACGCACGTCTAAATCTCTTTAAGTATATTTTATTGTCAGAGATATAAAATCGCCGTATAACGCAAATAATTAAATTTCACTAATATTTGGCGCTTCACGTTTTGATTGTCCTTCAAACTTCAATACAAAGGATGTCGCTTTTAACCGGTCATAAATTCTAGCATCATACCTTGCTTGCAATTGGCTTACAGATAAGTTTGTTGTTAATATCGTAGGTCTCCTGCTTTCAACGCGGTCAGATATAATGGCGTTCACCTTTTGGACGACTAATTTATTGTCGTATTCTGCACCAAAGTCATCGAGGACTAATAACGGCGAATTTTTGATACGATTTTCAAATCGCAATCGGTGTTCAGCGGATCCATCAATCAAGGTGAGCATGGTGTCGAACAAACTCACCATTGAAATGAAGCATCCCTTATATCCTTGGTCAATCGCCTTACGTAATATGCTAATAGCCAGAGATGTCTTGCCTGTCCCTACAGGTCCGAGCAGTATAAGCCCTCTACCTGCAGCGACATGTTCTCGAATATGTACACCGTATTTGAAAGCATTGTTGTAAGCATCCCTATCAATAGGTGGCGCCCCCCATGCTTTCAATTTATCAAACGTCATATGTGCATACCCATCTTTGATGCCGTAATGCGATAAGTCAGGTTTGCGTTCAACTACAATCGGATCATCATATACTGGCGTAATGAATTTGAACGCTTCTTTACAAGTGGTCGGGTTCTTCCGCCCAGTTGATATCCGTTCCGTCTGTTTTTTCCTTATCTGTTCGATTGCTCCCACTACGTCGATTGCTTCCATTTGCTTTTTGCACCTCCTTTTTTAAATTGTCAACGACTACCCGTTCCACATACCCAATGCTATTGCCACCATTGTCAGCCGATGTGTTAATGGCAACTATCACGGCATCCATTTGGTATAGTTCAACCAAATCATCCAAACGTTCCTTAATTACAGGGGACATTGCACCGATTCTTTTTATGTATAAATCGTACGCTTTTTTGTTTGGCCATTCAGTTTGTAATTTTGGTCTATCCTCTGAATTTGAAATTACAGTCGCGCGCGTTCTCTCTTCTTCTTCTTCTTCTATATTTACTTTCCTTTCCTTTACTTTACTTAGTTCGTTTTGTTGAACATGTGTTGGATTTTGTTCAACAAGTGTTAAATTTTGTTTCTTTTTACGCCTTGCTTCACCACTAGCGATGCCCGCAAGCCTACGTTTTTCCGAGGTTTGTAACTCTTTTGATTTTCTTAGCTCCATTCGATTTGTTAAACTGGGAGACCAAAAGTATTCGCCATCTGTTTCTAGCAGGTCAAAATCGTCAATTAAACAAAAAATGAACAAACGAACAAATTCATTGGGTGTTAAATTTGTTTGAGCACCTGTTGAACACGTGTTCAATTTTGTTAAAATATCATCTTTTTCGATTTTAAAATCATCGGCCAAAGCGATAAAAGTATACTTCTTTAACGGTAATTTATATTCACTCTGAACAGCCAATTTTTCGATTATTTTCCACCACCAGGCATAAGAAATGACGCCGAATTGTAACTCCATAGCTATGATTTTAGGGTCACTACTAGCATTGGTATCGTGACTAAAATACCTAGGAACATCTTTCTCCTTTTCTCTGGCCATCGCCTCACCTCCTAGCCACAACTACATATTTACCAGTTACTGCTTGAATAGCACTTTTGAACTCTTCTTCATTTGAATTGCCATCGGATAGATGGATTAAATGAATACTTTTACATTCGGATAAATCCATAGCCTTTAGAAATTTGATGACGTTTTCCAGGGAAAAATGCGACTGTATTAATCGCTCCATACGCTTTTGTGAAAGCTCATTTGCTTGTACTTTAGCATTTAAAATACTGTACGAATGATTGCACTCAACAAGGATATGGTGCACCCCTTTAAATGTGTATTTACAGTAATACGTATCGGTAATATACAGTAGCTTTTCCTCACCATCGGAAATTAGAAAGCCCACATTAGGCACATCATGCTCCAATTCAAACGGCATAATAACGAATATACCAACTTTAAATGACGTCTTAGGTGTTACTATATGGCAAGTATGTTTACCATCCATATTAAGCGCCTGAGCGCATTCTTTTAGCATATATACATGATGTCCTAGCCGTACCATATCACCTGCACCAGCGGAATGGTCCCCATGTTCATGAGTTACTAATACGCCCACAAGATGCGAGAGATTAAATCTACAGCACTGTTGAATTTTTTTGAATGGTAATCCTACATCAAGTAGTAATTCATCGCCATTCACGCTTGATTTAATTCGGTAGCAGTTCCCTGCCGAGCTACTACCGAATGTCTCTATGCTAATCATCTAATCACCAAATAATGCAGCATCATCAATAACCTCACCTGTTTCTACATCTACAAAAGTATGTTTTTCCTGCGGAATATCTAACACTTCTGTATTAGCATTATTCTCGATAGTTTGAGCAACATTAGTTATAAGTTCGTCGTGCACCTTTCCTTGTACATCGATGACTTCATCGGCAGTTTGTAGCCCCATTGATAATTCAGGAGCTGTAGTTCTAATCAACCAAGCTGCAGCTCTATAGCGTAACATTTGGTCAGGCATTGTCTTCCATTTTGAACCTTTTTTGTCATACCAACCTTCTTGCTTAGCAATCGAAATAGTAACTTCTGGACCCAGTATAATTTCGCCAGTAGCCAATTCTGTTGTGTAAGCTACAATACCTTGACTGTCAGTACCACGCACCCCAGTTTCTTTGTATTTAATTGCCGAAAACCTACCGCATTGATTAAACATAGAGATTAGAAATTTAGATGACCAACCAGGATTACCATACACGATGTACAAATTTTGCATGACCATTAAAGGAGATGCATTCATACGGCTCGCCATTTCTAATGCAATTACAGCATTCCCAAAATTCTGTTCACCTTGATATTGAGGCGGAACCAATGTAGATGAATTAAACATCTTTGCCTGCCGTTGTAATAATTCAAAACCTTGTGCGGAATTAAACCCAACTACAACTTCTGATTGTTTTACTGCTACTTCATTAGCCATGTTATACCTCCTAAATAATAGTTAATTCTTCAAAATTGCCATCTACGACTAAATAGATCACTTGGCTGTTAACATCTGTAAATTCGGTAACCGCTTCCGCATTGTCTACAAATACAGGGGCGGATACTTTGTAAAAATCAGTTAATGCATTGATAATATCTAACCCAACATTGATACGTGCTGCATTGTTCATGCTTCTGTACGGCACGCCGTTATATGTCGTTTCGCAACATTCCTCAATACCGCCATTTACAAGCGTATTAAACATTTTAAATCGAGCTAATTTAAATCGGCTATTGATGGATTGCTCCAACATTTCTACTTTTGCTTTGACGAATTCATCCATCAAGAATGATGCTTCATCTAGCTCGTTCTTTTCGTTTACAAGCCGTTGCTGTTCCGCTTCTAATTCAGCTACACGAGCGTCAATATCGGCATGCATTTTATATTTATTAAGTTCACGCTCAAGCAGGTTACGCTTGTCCTTCATTTCAACAATATCGCCATCAATTTTAGCCAGTACCAACTCATCGCCGTTATTATCATCCATAGCGGATTCGAGCATGAATAATTGAGCTTGTAAATCAATATATACAGCATCTTCATCTATGTTAGGCTCTTGATGCTCAGCATATGCTTTCATAGCATCGTTATACTTCACTTCCCATTGCATAAGTTCAGTATTCGCATTGTCATATTGAGTGGATATCAAATCTTGTTGTTGTAAATAATCCGATTTCAAGTTTTGTTGAGATTTCAGCAACATTTGAATCTCGTCTAGCTCTCGTGATTTATTCATATTGAACTGCACTTCTAACTCTTTTTGCTTATCTTCAGGTAACGGCTGATAACATGTAGGACATAATTCAGAATTGAATTCTCGACTATTAACCGTATCAAACTGAGTTTTCAAACGCTCAATTCTAGCATCGCATTGTGCAATATCCTTAATAAGCTCATCGATTCGTTTTGCATGCCTATCACAATCATGACGTAACATTTGAAGTTCATTAAATAGATTATTTCGCTCTGTATGGAGGTATTGATGCACTCTAATATGTTCACCCCTCAACTCACCTTCTCGCGCTTTAATGGTTCGTTTAAGTGCTTTTATTTGACTTTCACGTTCCACATTCGCAAGATTATGTTCAATTAATGCCTTTTGTTCTTCCAGGTCTTTAATTCCATTTTCGATATTTTTTATATCAATTTCCAATTTAGCTTTATCACACAAAATTTCAGGCTTATTACGAATAGCTTCATCAATACGAATAGGGATCATGTCCAATTCTTTATTGATTGCCGTTTTTTTCGCTGCAACCACTTTACGATGGTCTTCTACGTTTCGACCATTCAATATTTGAGTTAATTTATTTAGGTCTGAACGACTTTTAATGACGTCTTGGTCATCTATATCACCGCACATCTCTAACAGCAATTTACGGCGATTTTGCCAGCTGTATTGCTCATTGAAATATAACGGGTTCGTAATTAACTTGAATACATCTTCGCTAATCAAGGAATTGATGAATGCCTTATATTCCTTTTCTTTCGATGGCACACCATCAATAAAATAATCCGTTGTATGGCCTGTGAGTTGCACATCACCACCACGAGGACTTGAATACTTTTCACGGAACACACGCTTTAGCTCAACCGTCCGTCCGTCATCCAATTTAAATGTACCTGTCACTTCATGGTTGACCTTGTGAATTGGTTCGCCATTGCGTAATGTCTTGAGTTGAAAGTCTGCCCTATCTAAACTATCTTTGCCAAAGAGCAACCAACACATGGCATCAAATAGTGTAGTTTTGCCAGTAGCATTATCGCCACGAATGGTTGCGGATAGTCCGTCAAACTCAAATTCAAATTGTTCTAATCCTTTGAAATTTAAAAGCTCTAATTTAATCAGCCTCATAATATGCCTCCGTATCTAACACAATATATATTTCACTTATTACATCCCTTGCTATCATATTTTGCTCCTTTCTAACTCACTTGTGCCTCGACGTCAATTGTGGTAGGCTTTATTTTTAATTGCTTTGCCCATGTCAGCACAGCGGAATTTACGTTTTCATTTTTCCATGTTGGTGTATTACCAAACATTCTTGCTTGGACTAACTTATTGAATTTAGGATTGGCACCAATCGATGTATTCCGTAACTCTAAACATGCCACCGGATTCATGGAATCGTCTGTTACTACTACAATGGCGGATTCATTATCCAATACACGTTTTGTGTAGCTTCCAACGCAATTGTTTAGTTTTCGTCCGATATGCTTTAAATCAAATGCAGTAGTCGGTGTTATAAAGTGCATACCTTTTACATCTGCATTTAACGTTTGAACAACAGGCAATTGAATGTGTCCAAATTCCTGTTTATCATGAATCTCCATAACTACATCATGGAAATTTTTCAGCTTAAAACGCATTTCTTGTAGTTTTTTAACGTTTTCAGGTTTTAGCTCATGAACCATAACGATGATGTCTCTAATAGAGGTTATATCCTCTTTAATTAAAAACTTAGCAATTTGCATTTCTTGAAATTTGCTAAAAAGAATATCAAGCACTTCATTAATATATCGATAATCTTTTAACATAAAAGCTCTATCTGGTCGTTTAACGAAGTCATCTAATAGAGTGTTTACTGCATTCACATCTTTGAATTTACGGATAAATGAAGATGTAGTTACTATCATCGGATCACTAATCATAACCCGTCGTAATTTCCGATTATTAGGTGCCAAATATACAGCGCACAAAGCATCAATGAAAGATACACCAGTTTTTGTTAAATTAAATACATCATCAGGTACACAATCAATGCTGGCAAGATAACTTATCCATCGATTAGCACTCTTTGCTAACGTAACTATATTGGGCATATCAGGCGCTATTAACTTACAAATTAAATTACATAGCATTGTGCCACCATACCCTTGTCGGCCAACACTAGAATGTGAAATGTATGTATCCTTAACATCAAATCCATACAATTCCGAACACCGCTTCACAAATTCCAATCGAAATACCTTATAAAGATGGTTAATTGCTTTTTTATTGCATCGCATCATCGCTATTGAATCACCAAATACTGTAAGGATTGGTAACGGCGCACCATCATCAATATCGTGATGTGTTAATACCTTCTTACCTTCGATGCTATCGATTAATAAACATCGCTTTCTTTTAAAATCAAACCGAAGAACTTGCTTTACATTTTTAATCTTTTTGGCTGTACCATCGTAATACAGCTCTATGCCTGTATACCTAACTCGCAAATCCAGGTAATTTTTAAAACTTACAACGTCCATAACTAATGATGTAGGAACAATCGCTTCTTCATCGTCGTATCGATAAATAGCGTCTACGTAAGTGTCTGAATATCGACCACATTTGGGACATACATAATGTTTAGCGGCTGTAAAATAGCCATTCCACCCATTATATTTACGTTCCCATTTACCGCCAAAAACCATACCACATGAATCGTGGTAAATAGTTGTATAATCAGCACTATAACGACTTTCAAGGATGATGCTTTCAAACATCTTAGGAATATGAACGCTTGCCAATATCTCCATGTAGCACCGCCTTAATCACCGAACATATCAAAGATGTCTGTTTGTTCTTCGACCGCTGGTGTAGGTTCTTCTACAGGTTTAGTTTCGGCTTTTGGTTCTGCCTTTTTCTTAGTAGATTTTTTCGGCTTATTCTCTTTTGTAGGCTCTTCTTTCTTGAGGTGTTTAGATACGATTTTGTCGGCGTGTATAATCCACCTCGCCGCATCAATTTGTTCTTCGCAGTACTTGATAGCGCTTAGATATCCTTCCGTTTCATCAGGGTCTAACTCAAGCGCACTCTTTAGAAGGTCTATACGACCTTCTAATTCCTCTATAATTGATTTGTATTGATTAATATTTGCCATTATTTTTGCTCCTGTCTATTACTACGCCATCAACTCATCAAGTTCTGCCATGATTTCATCGGTTAACGAGTCGCTTGTTGCTTTAGTCAAACCATGACCGACAAATACTTTGAACGCTTTAACTCCACGTTCTTTATCTTCTCCCATCCAGGCTTTGAATTTAGCCCAGTATGCTTTTTTGTCGATTGGCTCATTCGCTTCTTCGACCGCTGGTGTAGGTTCTTCTACAGGTTTAGGCTCTACGGGATTGCCGTCAAAATCTGTAACAGGAGGTTCGGTTGTCTCTTCCGCAGGTGGCGCAGGTTCTGCAGTAGGTTCTTCTACTTTTTCAGTATCTACTACTCCAACTGGTGTTGGTTCTGTTTCAGTTTTTACTATTTCCGATTCCTGCACTTCTTTTACTGGGGATTCTACAACCATTTGAGGTTTCTCTTTTGGCGATTCAACACTTGCCGTTTGCTCTTTAAATGCTTTTTTTACCTTTTCTTTTACAGTAGATACTTCTACCGCTTCATTAACAGAGTTCATCAATGCGTTATATTCCGCAATTTTCTTAGATAAATCTTTTGCATCTTTAAATTCGATTGTAAATTGGTTCATAGTTATTTCTCCTTTAATTGGTCAATAATATACATACATTCGTTTTTTACAAACTCGATTGTTCGTGTTGCTTTATTATCAAAGCAATGCTTCGTATCAAAACCAATCCACATGCCTTTTTCATCTGATAGTTGGCCTACGAAAGTACATCCTCCGTGCATGGCGATATATTCATTTACGGTATCCCAGTCATACTCGGCTAAGTTTCGCAATATATCGATATCTTCATCTTCAATACGAACATATCCGCAGGGGTGCTTAAACGCATTGAACCGTATTTGATAATGCCTGCCATTATAAATACCAATAGTTGGACCATATAGCATGTCGTACCTCCTAGAATTTAAAAATCAATTTCTCGCCATCATAGGTACCAGGGTTATTCTTTTCTAACCCCATCCGTACAAGCGTATCCCTTACGTTGCATTTGGTACTAATCATGGCCTTTTCAACACTCATGCAATAATCAGACAGATAGATTGCATCATCGTCCCCTTTATCGTTTACAGGCCAAACATAAATAACTCTTTCAGCATCACTAATGCCAATCTTCAGGCCTGGCGGTTTCCCAATAAGCCTATATGCTGATGCGTTTAACATTACGGCTTTTACGTGTACTAATAGTGCAGGTACATTATTAGCGCCCTCTTTAAAAAATTTGAAATCCATATCAGATGGAATGTTTTTATTTGTCATATTGTTTACTCCTTTTGATATAATCACCTTGAAAGGAGGTGATTATAATGGACGAACTAGAATCAAAAGAATGTATTGTTTGTGGACATGTAGAGTACATTTATACAAATGCAGCGTACTGTGTAAACTGCGGTGCAGAAGCAAAAAACTATTGCACTAATCCATATTGTGAAAACAATAACGGAAGAAAAATCGACCTAGAGCCGTATTGCAAGGCTTGCCCAGATTGTGGAGGTATTACCATATTTAACCAACTAGGTTATTTCTCCTCTTGTAACGAAGAATAACGACATCCCATCTTGTTTTTAAATTTTCATAGTATTCAATAGAATAGTTAATTCTCACCCCACACTGTGTGCAGTATTTAGGATTTTTGATATATTGCTCATCGTGTGGGATTATTTCTTTATGCCCACACTTATGACAGTTGCCCACGTGGTATTTTTTCATATTCTCACCCTTTCCATCTGACGTTTGTACTCAGCCAACATTGCAAAAACGATATTTTTTATTAAAGATTCTCGAACTATCAAAGTTAGATAACGAATAATTTACTCAATATGACACTCTACAGCCATATCTAAAATATCGTGAAATGTTGGTGGACTTTTACGCGACCAAAGCCAATTCTCTATATCCACACTACGGAGTGTCATATTTTTTTGTAGTAACATCCTAACAACCAATCGAATTCGTTCATCGTCAAAAACACTGTAACCAAACGCTATATTAATTAGTAGTAGCGATTTGGTAATTTTTTTAGCCTTTTTTATTTCGTTTTCTGTCATATTACTTGCTCCTTATGGTATAATTAATTTGTCATATTGTTTGTGGACGTTTCTGTTAGTGCAGGACGTCCTTTTCTTTTTGCCCTAATGTGTATCTCATGGCATGATTTGCATACCTTGATACACCGATTTAAAATCGGATCTACCACATAATAGTGATAGCTACCTTTTAATTTTTTATTGCATCTACTACAATGATGCGTTCTAATTCTATGTTTTATATGCATCACTCCACCAACAAACAAAATACAGTTAAAAACAAGATATAAAATGTTACTGAGCCTAGGAATACCATGCAAATCCACTCAAAAGCATTTTTCATTATTCATCCCCCTTCAAAAGAATAGCCCCTGCCATAATGGTTGTTAGTAACATCAATAACCACATGGCGGATGTAATTTCAAAACCTTGTACATCACTACCTTCTAACAACCCAAATACAGCAAACAGTGCTATGCCCGCTATCCATTTCATGATTACACCTCCTTTGATGCTCCTATAGCGCCACGGACCAAATACATTTGACGTAATGTTTTACGAATCCGCATTTCCCAATCCTGTATATTCTCAGGTGTCTTTGGTAAAAATTGGGGCACACTTTCTATTGGATTCTTTAGCATTTCCTCATATTTTTTTATAGATGCTAAAAACTCAGAGGGCGTAACATGTCCGCCATATTCATATGCGACCCAACCATATCGATTGAAAATCGCCACGACTTCATCGATGGGTCTAAATAAATTGCTGTTCATCGTCCACCTCTCTAATTGCATTTACCTCTAGCGCTATCCGTACTTTGGATAGTGCTTTTTTATATTGCTTTATACGAGCTTTTAACTGCTCGTTTTCTTCTTTTAAGCAACGATACTGAAAGGGACTGTACTCACTTTCAATACCTGCCAATGCCTCAATGTCCTTGAGTGCAAATCTTATACCAGGGACATCTGGTAAAGGCTTCAATTTACCTTCTTTTTTCAGATTATCTATAGACTGTACGCTGCAATTTAATAACTTCGCCGCTTCAAATCTATCAACTACAAGCGGCATCATATTGTCCATATATACCTCCTTAAACACCTAATGCAAACTGCACACTGTATAAATAATGCAAGTACTCACGTCTAGCCCGTACTTCCATAGAAGATGCTCCTCTTTTTTCTTCAGCTTTTAAAACAATTAGCTCCTGCCTTTGGATAGTTTCCATGAATTCTTCGACGCTATACGCCAAACGGTTTATAACGATATCTCCGTATGTTTGGTATATGTCTAAAACTTCATCCACACTTTGCATTGGCATAAAACTTCTGTAATTTGTCATGGGGTATCTCCTCCTAAATTATTCCCATCCTCACTTTGCTCTAATGTATATAGAGTCTTCCCACTCATCTAGATTTACGATTTTTATTCTTCGACACATCTCATAACCTCCTCGTTAACTCTATTTTATTCAAGTTTCTTGAACTAATTAATTAAAAAATTTTTTAACTCTTCAACAGTCAAATTAAACTCTTTAGCGATAATTGTAAGTTTTCCTAAAGAAATGTTTTGAGGATTTCCATTTTCCAACATGAAATAACCGCTCTTGCTAGAATACCCCAATATATCAGCCATATGCTGTTGAGTAATACCGCGCTCCTCTCGAAGCTCTTTCAAAGACTTCAATAAATCACCTCCTTTAAAGTGCAAGTTTCTTGAACTTTATATTTCATAGTTTATACAAGATTTTTGAACTTGTCAATAATAAGTTTGTTTTTTTTGAACTTTCACTATATTATATAGTTATAAAGTACAATTTTTTTGAACAAGGTGAACTTATGAGTAAAATAGGACAACGGATAAAGAAACTACGGGCAGAAAGAAATATGACTCAAGAAACTTTAGCAAAACTTTTGGGAGTTGGTAAAACAACAATCTCAATGTATGAAAACGGTAATAGTACGCCAAATGATGATATTAAAATACAATTATCCAAACATTTCAATGTAAGTACAGATTACCTTATTGGAAATTCAGATTATAAAAATTGGCGTGAAGAATATGAATCTAAAGTTAGTGAAAGCAAATTAGAAGCTGTCATGAAATCAACGAGTAAATATGATAGCGGAATTAACTTTATAAATGTATATGGTTCTATC